AAAGGATAATTATTTAAAGAATGTCAGTTAACTGACATTATTAATTAATATCAATTATTTTGTAACCCCTGACACGGGTAACTATATTTAAAGTATGTATCCTCAGCTTGAGCATCGTCTATAGTTAAAACGATCCTATCTTTTCCCCATCCTGTTGATTGTAAAGCAGTATCACGAAGAACTTCGTAATCTAAAGTCAAATCATAAATCTGACAAAAATCTTTAAACAAATCAAGGGAGTGGAAGGATAGCTCTCGAGCAGCCTGATCTAGAACCATTGCATTCCATTCACTTTCCTCAACATCTGAGTTAGTCCAAGCTAACATCTTAGGTATTGTATTGAAAGATAATTTACCAACAACGATTTTTCGTTCAGGATCCCATACTGGTGTTCTTTTTAAAAATTGTACATTAAGTACATTTTTAAAGGACAACACTTCATCCTTATTAGCTGACGTTATTTCTAACGCTAAAGCTTCAGCAAAAGCTTGTATGTTTTGAGAAGTATATATATTTCTATATTCTTTTGCAACATATTTTAAATTATCATCACCATAATTTATTAATGAAACAACTTTAAAAAAATTAACTTCTCTTTTTCCGGTACACACAAAATCGGGTGGTACGAATGGTGCTGTTTCATGGCGTGTACGATATAAACAATGATAAAATTGCATTATCTGTAAAATTAATTCACAGATGCAATTAATAATTGCTGTTCCGTATACACCAGATGGCATTTTATTATGCATTATAAAAACATCATTACCTATAATCATAACATATTGAGCAAATGCTTTAAGAACTGCTTCTAATCTACGTAATTCAACATAATTATTCACATCCATATAATATGGACATTTTTGAAAAAGCAGCCATAAAACATATACACCATAAATAAGAACAAGCAATCTTTTATCATACTTGCCATAATCGGCATCCATCCAACCCTTATCATATAAAAAGGCTCCAATATCAAAACCGGTACCTTCTATATCTTCATACATCTTAAGTAATCGTTCATGAAATTCTGAACCAATAGCATTCATACCTATCTGCGCACAAATTTTATTACGATAAGCTGTAAATAAATCACTCATACTAGATAAATATAATCTACATAACATAAGAAAATCAACATTACCACTACAAAAGACTCGCTCA